AGCGCCGTGACCCACGCCTCGGGCTTGATCATCTTCTTGCCGTAGACGTTCAGGCCGCGGACCAGCTGCCCGAAGTCGTTCGGGTTCTGCAGGCTCTCGGTCTTGGTGATCTGGGCGGCGAAGGTGAGCGCCGAGGAGTGGCCGGCCAGGAGGACGCGGCGCTGCAGCGCGCCGGCGTTCGCCGAACCGTCCGGGTTGAAGCCGGCCGCGGCCTTCGGCAGCTGGTTCGACAGGTAGATGGTGAACCGGTCGATGACCCCGAGCTTGCCGTTGCGCAGGATGCTCTTGTCGTCCCCGGTCAGGTAAGCCTGTTGCAGGGGCGACTGCATCAGGCGCAGCCGGGTGGCGGGGTCGATCACCAGCCACCGCTCGGTGTCGGGCACGTTCTGCTCGTCGAGGCAGGTGGCCATCCCCAGGATGGTCTTGAGGATTTGGTCGGGGGTGGTGCTGAGGTCGATCGGGGTCGCGTCGGCCCCGAGCGGGATCGCCTGCGAGATGACGCCGGCGGTCATGCCCTTGTTGGCGGCCGCGCCGTTGTTGTACTCGGCCAGCAGGATGGCGCGGTCGATGGTGATCGCCATCTGCTTCGTCGCGTCGTCCGTGAACATGCTCATCAGCGCCGGCTTGGCCTGATATTCCAGCACGTCGGAGACGTTGACCCCGAAGTACTTCGCTTGGTCGATGTTCAGGTCGACCTTGTTCGGGGTCGGCACTTGGTAGTTGAGGTTCTGGCCGATGGTGTAGTCGGAGATCGCGATCGTCGGGATGTTGTTGATGGTGATGGTGTCACCCATCCCCTTGATCTCGCCCTCGTAGGACGTATTGGCGATCTCACCGAACACCGTGGTGGCATAGAACTTGACGTTCAGCTTGCCTGACCACAGCTGCGGAATGAACGTCCCCGAGTAGGGCGGGGTCGTGGCGAACGGAGGTTGGACTGCGGGGCCTTGCTGGGCCATGTGCGTCTCCCGCTGGGGGTGAGGGTCGAGCCCTCACCCGGACGCAGCCCTAGCGGACGCGTCCTTCAGCGAGAGCCTTGTCGATGTCCGCCTCGATGCGCTTCGCGTCGTCCAGCCGGCCGCGGTACTCCCCCCTGGCGAAGTCCTTGTAGAACTGGTCCATCTCGGAAATGGCCCAAATCTTCTGGCCGTCGTCAGGCGTGAACACCGTGCCGGCGCGGGCTTGGCCCGGCGACACCAGTTCGGACAGTTCGGCCTGCGGATCGACGGGCGCGGGGGTGGGCGTCGGCGGTGCGGGCGCAGGTGCTGTGGCCCCGAGGAACTGGTTGAAGACCTTGGCCGTCCGGTCCACGTCGTAGGCGTGGAAGGCGGTTTGCAGGATGTCGTTGCGTACGAGCCCGCTGAAGTCGTCCAGCTGCAGCAGCCAGTCCTTGAAGTCCTGGCGCGCGTCGGTCTCCTCATAGGTCGGGCAGAGCTTCGCCAAGGCGGTGAAGTAGGCTGCCCGCCGCTCGTCCGCGACGTTTCCCCTGACGGTCTCAACCTGTGTCGCCTGGGCCGCCATCTGCTTGCGCATATCGGCGAGCTCGCCCTGCAGCTTGGCCTTCTCCCGCGCGTCCGTTTCCACGGCCACCCGGCGGATCAGGTCAATCAGGTCGTCTCCGTAGGTCTCGGTGTCCTCGTCCGTGACCAGCTTGGTCACCGCAGGCAGGTCCGGCGTCGGCGGCGTCTCCGGTGTCGCAGCGGGCTTGGCGGCGCGAAGCTCCTCGATCTGCCGGGTGAGTGTGTCGACTTGGTTCCGCAGTTGCGGCACCTCGGCGTTGTACTTCCCCTGCAGGGTCTGGAACTTGTGCTGCCAGTCCTCCGCGGCCGGTGGCGGCGTCGGTGGCTCTGCCGGCGGCTCGCGGGCGGGCGGGTCCTCTGGGGTCTCCTGGGGTGGCGCGAGTTGCGCGTCCAGGGCGTCCATGGCTTCCGCTTGCCGCTTCACGGCCTCGGGCACTCGATCTCTCATCCGCATCTCCAGCTGCATCTAGGGTCGGCCTCAGCCGGTGTCCTTCTGGTCAGCTATGCGAGTGGGATTGTTCGTCCCACTGTGGCCAGCATAGCCCGTGCATCGAGCACGGTCTGCCGGAATTCTCGTAGGGTCGACACCCGGCCCCGAAGCTCGTGGACGTCTGCGTTGTCACGCGCGCCCAGCAGTCGCTTCGTCGCCGCCTCGATCTCGACCTCAAGCATGGCGTTGATGTCGCGCCACCTCGGGGTCTCCTCAAGCTGCGCGAGCGCGGTGAGGGCTTCCGGGGTGGGCTTCGTCAGCATCCGGCGGCACGCTGGTGGCGCGTCCCCAATTTGTCAATGCCCGGGGCCGAAGGTGTCGGTCACCGGAGCCCCGTCCATCAGCTGCTGCGCATTGCCCTGGGTGGCCCCAGGACCGGGCGGTGTGCCGCCGGCGGGCGCACCTGCCGCCGGCCCGCCACCGGCCGGTGGCGGGCCGCCTGGGGCTCCTGGCGGGGCATTCGGGTCGGGAGCGGCCAACGCCGCCTTGGCCTGCATGCGCTGCCGAAGTTCGTCGGTGTCCGGCACCACCTTGTCGGTGTCCATCTGCAGGGTCTTGGCCGTCTCGCGCAGCACCGCGGCGCGGCCCTCGATGCCCATGATCTGCATGTCGATCGGGTTGGCGGTGGTCGCCAGGAACTCGTTGCGGCGGACCTGGGCGCTCTCCTTGGCGGTGATGTTGCTCGCACCCTTGGCCGAGATGCAGACGTCGCCCTTGAGCTCCGGGTCGGTCTCGTAGCGCATGTTGAAATAGTAGAGCCGCTCCAAGAGGGGCTCCATGATGTTGAGGTCGATGTTCTGGATCACCGCGGTGATGATCTTGCCGGCGTTGCCGATCATCATCGACATGCCGCTCGCGGTGCGGCCAGCACCCCCGGCCGCCGCGTTGCCGGTCATGTAGCGCGGGATGCCCGAGTACTCGTCGGCCATGGTGGTGAACTTGTCGAACAGCTGCATCAGGTCGCCGAGGATCGACTGCGGCTGGAAGAACCGGATCGGCGGGTCCGCCGACGCCCCACCCATCGGGTCGCTGTTCAGCTGCCAGATGCGCCACGGCTTCAGCTGGGTGATCTGCTCCCCGGGCGCGATGCGGTCCGTTAGGATACCAACCTGCGGCCCTGAGGCCAGGGCCGCGTTGTTGATCATCGACCGGGCCGCGGCGTTGCAGATGTCCTGCGGATCGCGCACGAGGTCGCAGACGCTGTGGCCCCAGAAGCTCCCCGGCACCTTCTCGAACGACGTCGCATAGTAGGGCTTCCGGTCCAGCGGGTCGGGGTTGAGCATGGCCTTGATGACGTAGGGTCCGACCAGCCACCCCTCGATCATGTACTCCTTCATCGGCTGGGGAATTTGCGCCCGGGTCATCCCCCAATCGAGCAGCAGCTGGCCCTGCACGAACCCCCAATACTGCAGCGCGTCGATCAGCCCGTCGGGGTTGGCGGCCAGCGTGGTCGGCGGCCGGCCGGCGGCGTCGTCGTGGTCCATGTCGTCGTAGATGTAGTTCAGCAGGCCGCTGCGCCCGTAGTTGTCGAGGACCATGTCGATGGCCCCGTCGTCGTAGCCGGGCACGCCCTTGAGGTCCTGCAGGTCTTTTCGTGAGAGCCGGTGCTTCTCGATCGTGTCCCCGTCGTCGATGCAGGTTGCCGCAGGGGAAGGGTAGAATTTGAACGGATCGACCCGATCCCACTCCTTCACGAGCTTGATTTGCACCACCGGCTGGCTGTCCGGCCCCCAGGTCAGCACCGGCTTCATGCGGATCACCGGCCCCTTGAGGATGGCCGTCGGGAAGGTGGTCAGGTCGTTGATGAAGGCGTCCATCGCGTCGAGGAACCCGCCCTCGGTCAGCTGGTCCTCCATCTTGTCGGCCATGCGCCCGCAGCGTTTGTCGGCCTCCTGGCGGATGGCTTCCAGGGCTTGGTCCTTCATCATCGACATCATGTGGACCGTCGACATCGGGTCCGGCGGCTCGCCCTGGCCGGCGGCCGCGGCCATCAGCTGGTCCTTCAGCGGGATCATCGCCTGCTTGACGATCAGGTCGTTGATCGCCGGCGGAAGCTCGGGGACCTTGGTCGGCTTGATCGACCACGGCCGATCCTCGCCCGTCGACATCATCACGTCCCTGATCCACGCCGAGGCCGCCCGGCACTTCTGGCCGGTGACGCCCGCGTAAACCTCGCTCCCGCCCTCGGTGCGGATGGCCGCCAGCTTCTGCGGCGTGTAGATCGACCTGCGCGCCCGCATGTTGTCGATCATCCGCTGCTCGACGTCGGCGAACCGCCGCGCATCGCGCG